GGACTTATTAATTATTGACGATCCACACACTGAACAAGATGCAATGAATGCTCAAGCTCTTGAGAGAACTTATGAATGGTACACATCAGGACCTAGACAACGTCTTCAACCTGGTGGAACAATTGTAATCGTAATGACACGATGGAATGAAAAAGATTTAGCAGGAAGATTAATTAGAGCACAAAAAGAACCTAAAGCAGATCAATGGGAAGTTATTCAATTTCCGGCTATCATGCCATCAGGAAAACCCCTGTGGCCTGAATACTGGTCCTTGAAAGATTTAGAATCAGTTAAAGCTTCTATTCCACTTTCAAAATGGAATGCACAATACATGCAAAATCCAACTGGAGAAGAAGGAGCATTAATAAAACGTGAATGGTGGAAGAATTGGGAATCTGATACTCTACCTTCATTAGAACATGTTATTCAATCTTACGATACAGCATTTATGAAAAAACAAACTGCGGACTTTTCTGCAATCACAACCTGGGGCGTGTTTCATCCAGATGAAGACTCTGGAGCCTGTCTCCTGTTGCTTGATGCAGTAAAAGGTCGGTACGAGTTTCCAGAACTAAGAAGAGTTGCATTAGAACAATACGGGTACTGGCAACCAGAAACAGTTATTGTTGAATCTAAAGCATCAGGATTACCTTTAACTTATGAATTAAGAAAAATGGGTATCCCAGTTTTAAACTTTACACCGAGCAAAGGAAATGATAAACATACCAGAGTTAACAGTGTTTCTCCTCTGTTTGAATCAGGGAGAATATGGGCGCCCACGGATATGGAATTTGCACAGGAAGTGATCGAAGAATGTGCAGCGTTTCCTTATGGAGATCACGACGATTTAGTCGATTCCATGACCCAGGCAGTAATGAGGTTCAGACAGGGTGGTTTAATCCAACATCCTGAAGATTACAAAGATGAGCCTTTACAACAAAAACAAAAGGTGTATTATTAGGATATGGCAGGTAGTTATAAATTCAAGATTCAGGAAATAGCAGAAATGCTAGCGGAAGATGATGGCAAAGACTACTATGATCTTTCTACAAAAGAACAAATGGAATATTATAAAAAAGCTTATGAAGACTACCTAGATCGAGATTTAAATGCTTTAGGAGGATCAATGAGACAAAAATATGCAGATGCAGGAATGGTAGATCCAGAAACCATCGATCCTAAAAAAATGAAACAAGTACAACAAATGATTAAGATGGGAGCAGATGTAAGTACGATTTCTAGTATTACAGATTTATCTGAAGAACAAATAAAAAAAATTATGAAGAAAAAAGAAAACCTTGCAAAAGGAGGACGACCTGGTTATGCTAGAGGCATGAGACCAGAAGATATTCCAGAACAAGAAGAGATTCCAATTGATGAGTACCAGGATTTATTAAAATCTTTGGGAGCAGGCAGGGATCAAGAAGCAGGCATCAGGAGTCTTAAAAGAAGAATGGCATCGGCTCCAAATCCAATGGCAGAACGATCGGATATAGCAGTAGATTTATTTGGTAAACCTTTAGAACTTTTAAGTGAGGAAGAAATGGAAATGTTAGAAGATTACATCAGAGATAAAATGGGTATGAAACCAAAAGCTAAATCTATTAAAATGGCAGAAGGAATAGATGAAATGCTTTTAGAAGAATATCAAAAATATGTTTACGATATGGAAGAACAAGGTTTACAACCTATGGATCTTAGACAATTTATTGATCAAATAAGAGCTGAAGCAAGAATGGATGTTAAAACTGGTGGCATCACATCAGTAATGTAGAGGTCTAATCATGGACCTTACTCCAAAACGAAAACCTTACACTAAAGAAAACTTTAAAAAAAGATCCGATCTTTTTTTACAAGGTATTTATGGCACTACAAGTAAAGATTATTTTTTCAATTTAATTCAAAACGAAATAAATAAAGCAGTCAAAGAAAATGTTATTACTGAAAAAGATGCGTTAAAATTTTTAAAAGAAAGAAAAAGTTATTATGATAAAACTTTAAAAGAACAGAAAAAACAAATAGAAAATTCAGAAAGGTTACAAATGCCTCCTTCATATGAAACAGAAGTAGAAGGAAGAGAAGAATTTAAAAAAGGTGGAAACTATAATCCAACAGGTAAAAATCAATATACTGCTGGTATGAGAACAGCTGAAGAAATTCAAGAAGCAATTGATAATGCTCCTCCTAAAATTATTGATGGAAAAGAAGTTCCTTTAACTAAAAAAGATTTAAGAGGAGAAGGACAATATTATAAATATAAAATTGCAACTAGAAATGAATTAGATAGACACGCTGATAAATTAAAAATTCCAGGTAAAGGTAGACCTATTCTTAAAGAGAGAAGATTAGGAAATGTAAAACGATATGAAACAACTTTAAAAAGATCCAGTCCTTCTGTTGAAGCAGAAATAGCAGCGCCTAAGAAAAGTAAATTAAATTTTCATCATGCCGCTTTTAAAAATACTATGACGGATTTAAAAAATTCAATGTATATTGATGGAAGTACTAATAGACGAATGGCAAAAGTTTTTGAAGATCCATTATTAAAAGAAATGGAAAAATTTTCTAAAGTATTTGACAGTGATGCAAGTCAAGAAAAAAAGACTAAAGCCGCAGTTGATTATTTAAAAAATGACAGAGCTTTAAGACAAAAGTATCCAGAATATAAAAACTATAAAACAAGATTATCTTTTAAAAGAACGGCCTTTGGACCCGGATTCATGGTTAAAGAAAAACTACCCGATCCATCTTTAGCCATTTCTCAAGAACCCGGAATGACTTTTAAAGGAGAAACTCCTTCAACAAGTAAAGGAAAAGAAATTATTAAAAAAGCAAAAGAAAAATTAAAAATATATGGTAAGTTTGCAAAACCTATAGCAAGACTAGCTGCTCCGGTAGTTCCATTTGTTGGACCGGCAATGGTTGGATTAGGTGTGAGCGATGTCGCTAAAGCTGCAGAAATGGGTTATAGTCGACCAGAAGAATTAGCTGCGGCATATGTGTTAGGACCTGAAGCAGCGAAAGGATTAGCTTCATTAAAAAGTAAAGTTAAAGGAAAACAAGATGAAACAGAAGCATTCGTACCCTAAACGTTTAACAACAACAGTTCCACCTAAATCAGGACCCATGCCTCAGGGCTTGAATATTAATTATAATACTGTTACAACAGTCAAACAATCTGGAGAAAAAATAAATGGCAGACAATATGGACAACGTAGACAAAGCTCTACCAAACGAACCTAGAAAAGAAATTGAATTACCTGGCGAACCAGAACTTCAAGAAACTTTAGTAGAAGAAGTAGCAAAAGAAGAAGCGTCACCGGATGAAGTTGAAGTTATTGAAAATGAAGATGGATCTGTAAATATTAATCTTGATCCAAGAGCCGCGACTCCAGAAGGTGGAGATGAACATTATTCAAACTTAGCAGAATTTTTACCTGATGATGTTTTATCATCATTAGCATCAGACCTTAATTCTAGATACATGGATTATTCAGCATCTAGAAAAGATTGGGAAAAATCTTACACACAAGGTTTAGATTTATTAGGTTTCAAATACGATCAAAGATCAGAACCATTTCAAGGAGCAAGTGGTGCAACCCATCCAGTTTTAGCTGAAGCTGTTACACAGTTTCAAGCTTTAGCATATAAAGAATTACTTCCAGCAGATGGACCAGTAAGAACTCAAATACTTGGAATGCCTACTCCAGAAAAAACTCAACAAGCTCAAAGAGTAAAAGATTTTATGAATTATCAAATTATGGATCAAATGAAAGAATATGAACCAGAATTTGATTCTATGTTATTTCACTTACCACTCGCAGGATCAACTTTTAAAAAAGTTTACTACGATGAAGTGGAAGGACGAGCGGTATCAAAGTTCGTTCCTGCAGATGACTTAATCGTTCCGTATACAGCTACCTCATTAGACGATGCGGAAGCGATTATTCATCGAGTAAAAATTTCAGAAAATGAATTGAGAAAACAACAAGTCGCAGGTTTTTATAGAGATGTTGATTTAGGAAAACCTCAAGACAAAGAATCTGATGTAGAGAAAAAAGAAAGAGAATTAGAAGGCGTTTCTAAAACAAGAAACGATGATTTGTTTACATTACTAGAGTGTCACGTTAATTTAGATTTAGAAGGATTTGAAGATTTAAATCCAGAAACAATGGAACCTTCAGGAATTAAACTTCCATACATTGTAACTTTAGAAGAAGGTTCACATGAAATTTTATCTATTAGAAGAAATTACGAAGCAGGAAATCCTAAAAAAGATAAGGTGCAATATTTTGTACATTTTAAATTTTTACCGGGTTTAGGTTTTTACGGTTTCGGTCTAATCCACATGATTGGTGGACTGTCAAGAACAGCGACCGCAGCTTTAAGACAGCTATTAGATGCGGGAACGTTATCTAATCTGCCAGCTGGTTTTAAACAAAGAGGAATAAGAATTAGAGATGATGCACAATCTATTCAACCAGGAGAATTTAGAGATGTACATGCACCAGGAGGAAACTTAAGAGATTCTTTCATGATGCTACCATTCAAAGAACCATCTCAAACA